GCTAAACGAGGGTTCCTCAAAGGAATAGATGGTCGTAAGATTTATATACGACATGAACATGCTGCATTAAATAGTTTACTACAAGGTGGTGGTGCTATTGTAATGAAGAAAGGATTAGAAATATTAGAAGGTAAATTAAAGCTGAGAGGAGTACCATTTAAATTTGTTGCTAACATTCATGATGAGTGGCAGATAGAAGTACCTGATACAGATGCAAATAACATAGGAGACTGGGCAGTAGACAGTCTTCGAGAAGCCGGAGAACATTTTAAAATGAGATGTCCTCTTGACGGTGAATATAAAATAGGAGGAGACTGGAGTGAAACACACTAATAAATTTTGTACATCATGTAACACAAACAAACCTGTTGAAGATTGGTATAAAAACAAAACACAAACAGATAGGCTAGATGTTGTTTGTAAATCTTGTAGAAAAAATTACAATAGCAAAAGGACTCCTGAAGATCATTTGAAATACAGCCCTACTAATAATCCACTTAGAATGTTTGTTAATGGTAAGTACGTATCAAAAACACACCCACTTTACAAACCGGGAAACTATAAAACTTTTGAAGGAGCAGCTTTTTCATCTTTATCCAATTATGAAAAGTCAACTGAAGGTTATGTTTATCTTATAACAAATCCTGCATGGAAGGGTTGGGTTAAAGTTGGTATGGCTGTGGATGCTAACGATAGATGTAATCAATATCAAACATCTTCTCCTATGAGAGATTATAAATTGGAATATAAAAAACAATTTAATTATAGAAGAATTGCTGAATCACAAGCACATAAACTTTGTGGTAAAAAAGCTTTACAACAAAACGGTGAATGGTTTAAAATAAATATAAACGATGCTATCAATTTAATTGAAAGTATAACAGAGGAACAAAATGAAAGAGAAACAGCTTGACAACTTAGTGACGGACAACTATAATAAGTTTAAGTCTGAATCAGGACACTGGTATACCCAAGAGGGTGACCCTATGTACACCATCATTGGTGCTAATGGTAAAGAAAGAAACACTACTCTTCGAGATGCTAAGTCTTTAGGATTAGTTCCGTCTGTCACAACTATCATGGGTCTTATAGCCAAGCCATCTTTAGAGACTTGGAAACAAAAACAATTACTTAATTCTTTCTCAACTTTAGAACAGGGAGAGGACGAAACAATTGAGTCTTTTTATTATAGATGCCAAACAGATTCTAAACAGATAGGTATCCAAGCTGCTGAACAAGGCACTAAGATACATGGTATGATTGAGAAAGGGTTCTTAGGTAAAACTAAAACCAAACCTTACAAAGCAATCAAGAAATACTTGGATGAGACTTTCCCAAACGAAGAGTGGATAGCTGAAGATTCTTTTTGTGCTGACTCAGGGTATGGTGGTAAGATAGACTTGTATTCTAAATCAGGAATCTTTATAGACTTTAAAACAAAAGATAACTTAAAGGGGAAAGACCCAGCTAAGTTAGTGTTTGATGAGCATGGTATGCAGTTGTCAGCTTATGCTCAAGGCTGTGGCTTTGACGATGTAGAACGAGTGTCTATCTTTGTAGATAGAAAAGATACAGGCTTGGTCCTTCCGTTTGTTTGGGACAGAGAATCACAAAGCAAACACTTAGGAATGTTTAATGCTATGTTAACTTACTGGAAACTAGTCAAGAACTATGACTCGTCTATATTATAATGGTAGGTTTTAGAAAACCTCGAAAGGTAAGACCTAAAGAAAAAGATTTACCTAAAGGTTATGACTCTAAGTGGGAGCATAACTTACACGAGACAGTCTTACAAGATTGGGCACATCATTGGGAATTGATTCCTTACATAGTCAAGCACAAATATGAGCCTGACTTTGTTAAAAAAATTAATGGTACAACTATCTTGCTAGAAGCAAAGGGTAGGTTTTGGGACTACCCCGAGTATAGTAAGTACATACATATAAGAACAGCACTACCAAAGAATACTGAGTTAGTGTTTTTATTTCAAAAACCTTTTGCACCTATGCCGGGAGCTAAGATGAGAAAAGACAGAACAAAAAGAACTCACGCTGAGTGGGCTGAAAAAAATAACTTTAGATGGTACAGTGAGGATACACTACCATTAGAATGGGGAAACTATGGATTATAAATTTAATGAACGAGGATTAATATTAGAACTAAAAGAATACATTGACGGTACATATGGTGAACACTATGCTTCGGATAAGTACCAAGCTACCGATGTAATCATTGACTCAGGTCATGGTGAGGGTTTTTGTATGGGTAATATTTTAAAGTATGCAAAAAGATATGGAAATAAAGAAGGTAAGAACAGAAAAGACTTGCTTAAAATATTACACTATGCTATAATAATGCTTAACATACACGACACAGAGAACAAATAATGGTAGATGATAAAGTAGGTATCAAGGATTATCTTGGTATAAAAATTAATTACAGTAATGAAAAACTATTAGATAAGTTTAGCCTTGACACTCTCAAGGATAGATACTTATGGGAGAATGAAACACATGCACAAGAAGCGTTTGCCAGAGCATCAGTCTTCGGGGCAACTTACAAAGGTCACACAGACTTTGAGTTGGCTCAGAGACTTTATCACTACAGTTCCTCTTGTTGGTTCATGTTTAGCACTCCTATACTTAGTAACGGGGGAACAAGTCGTGGGCTTCCTATTAGCTGTTTCCTCAATTATGTACCTGACAGTCGCACTGGTTTATCAGATCATTATGACGAAAATATTTGGTTGGCATCTTCGGGTGGAGGTATTGGTGGATACTGGGGTGACATTAGGAGTAACGGTATTTCTACTACTCACGGTAGTAAGTCTACTGGTTCAATCCCCTTTATGCATGTCGTAGATTCTCAGATGTTAGCCTTCAATCAAGGCACAACAAGACGTGGAAGCTATGCAGCTTACATGGATATATCTCACCCTGAGATTGAAGAGTTCATTAACATGCGTAAAGAATCAGGTGGAGATATTAACCGTAAGAATCTTAATCTTCACAACGGTATCAACATAACCAATGAGTTCTTAAAAGCTGTTGAAGACGATGCAGACTTTAGATTGATTGACCCTAAGACTCACGAGCCTACAAAGATTGTAAATGCTAGAGACTTGTGGTGGCAGATAATTAATGCTAGAGCAGAGACTGGTGAGCCTTACATGATTAATATAGATACATGTAATGAAGCATTACCTAAAGAACAAAAAGATTTAGGTTTAGAAATCAAACAGAGCAACCTTTGTTCTGAAATTACTTTACCTACCAACGAAGAACGAACAGCAGTGTGTTGTTTATCTTCTGTAAACTTACAATACTTTGATGAGTGGTCTGAGAATCCCATGTTCATTGATGATTTAATAACTATGCTTGACAATGTGTTACAGCATTACATTGACAACGCTGTTGATACAGACAACCTAGGAGAATACAATGCAAACTTTAAAAGATTTCAAAAACATATTAAACCGGGCAAAGAAGGCTTTGTTAAATCTGCCTACTCTGCTTATAGAGAAAGGTCGTTGGGTCTCGGTGCGATGGGCTTCCATTCGTATCTCCAATCACGCAGCATTCCTTTTGAAGGTATCTTCGCTACGGGCTTCAATCATAAGGCGTTTAAATATATTAAAACACAGGCAACCCGAGCTTCTGAAAGACTTGCAGACGAAAGGGGTGAAGCTCCTGATGTCAGTGGTAGTGGCAGGAGGAACGCTAATTTACTCGCTGTTGCTCCTAACGCTAGTTCTAGTATCATATGCGGTGGTACTTCTCCTTCGATTGAGCCATATCGTGCTAACGTTTATACGCACAAAACTTTATCAGGTTCGTTCCAAGTTAAGAACAAATACTTAGAAGAATTATTAAAGGACAAGGGCTTAAAGAAAGATGAGTTGACTGCAGTTTGGAAAGACATAGCCGGTAACGAAGGTTCAGTACAACAATTAAATATTCTTACAGATGATGAAAAAGAATTATTTAAAACTGCTAACGAGATAGATCAGATATGGATTATAGAACACGCATCTAAACGTCAAGAGTTTATTTGCCAAGCACAGTCAGTTAATCTTTTCTTTACTATCCCTACAGCCACCGAGCCACAGGAAGTACACGATGAGTACATGCAATATGTTAATGATGTGCATTGGTATGGCATGAACAAACTTAAATCTTTGTATTACTTTAGAACTAATGCTGCTCGTAACGCAGAGAACGTAAACACTAAAGTACAACGAATTAAACTTGACGATGCTGAATGTATCGCATGTGAGGGATAGATGAAACAAGAAGAATTTACAAATGTATTTAGCCAGAAGTTTGCTGGGTTTACAAGTAGAATGTGGGTAGATTATTTAGACGAACATAAAACTCCATTCGCAACAACCGATGATTACGCAGGATATGTAATCAATAATTTTAAATATTTAGTTAAGAAATTTAACGAGGAGAACAGATGAGCTTATTAGACACAAGAGATTACTACAAACCTTTCGACAACCCGTGGATGTTTGACTACTACGTGTTACAGAATCAAATGCATTGGATGCCTGAGTCAGTCCCACTACATACAGATGTAAAAGACTGGCAGGAACTAGACCCTAAAGAAAAAAATCTACTTACACAAATTTTTAGATTGTTTACTCAATCAGATGTTGACGTAGGTGCAGGGTATGTAGATAGATACATGCGTATCTTTAGAAAGCCGGAAGCTAGAATGATGATGGGATCGTTTGCAAACATGGAATCAATTCACCAACACGCTTACAGCTTGTTACTTGATACTGTTGGTATGCCTGAAATAGAGTACAAAGCTTTCTCAGAGTACGAAGAAATGGCTGACAAGCATGAGTATGTACATAACATTAAGACCACCAAGGCAGATAAGAAAAGTATTGCAAAAACTTTAGCAGTCTACTCAGCCTTTACTGAAGGACTACAGTTGTTTTCTAGCTTTGCAATCTTGTTAAACTTCCCACGCTTCGGACGTATGAAAGGTATGGGACAGATAGTTACATATTCTATACGTGATGAATCTATGCACGTTGAAGCTATGACTAAATTGTTTAGAGAGTTTATCCAAGAGAACTTAGATATATGGACGGATGATTTTAAAGCAGAACTCTACGAGATATGTAGACAGATGGTAGACCTTGAAGACAAGTTCTTAGACCTAGTGTTTGACATGGGAGACCTTGAAGGACTTACCAAGAAAGATATGTATGCTTACA